GTTGCCATAAACTTATGTGGAGTAAAGTCCACTGAGCTGATGGAGTTTTGGTTTGAAGTTGGTACGTTAGAGGTGTCACCAATGCCAGTAGCGAATGTACCGCTCTTGAACATTGCAACATCACCGTCAGTATCTTCGTCAGCGACTGGTACGCGGAATGTCTTCGCGTCTACTGCCATGCGGTTAAACATAGGAGCAATTACCAACTGCTGTTCCATCTCTGTATAAATGTTTTCAGAGAAGTTGCTGAGGAATTGATCAACAGATGTGACAGCTTTCATACGTGCGCCGTACTTAGTGTCAAAAATGTCACGCTTACCAAGAGCTTTAGAAAGAATAACAGCGTTAGCCATTTCTTTTTCTGAGAACTGCTCTTTACGTGAAGCTTCCTGGTACTGCATTTTAGAATGCTGCAGGGCTTTGATTTCGTCCTGGTATTTAGCCATCTGAGCTTTTAACTCAGCTAACTCTTCGCTTGCGCGAGTATCAGATTTTTCAAAATCTTGATTGTCTGACTCTTTTAAAATAGCTTCACCGGTCTTTTTAACCAGATCTGCAACTTGAGGCTCAGACACTTGAGCTACAGGAGTAGCTTCTTTTTTAACTTCGATATCTGCTTCTTTAGCAACAGATTCGATGTCGATTGTATCTACGACTTGATCAGCCATTTCGTCGTTCTCCTTTGTAGAATCTTCGTGAAGCTCTTTAGTCAGACTTTCGTTAGAAACCGTGTCTTCACTGTTTTGATTTTTTGTGACTTGTGAAAGTTCATCTGCATTCACATTAACAACATTATCACAGTCATTTCCTTCAGCGTCAACCTCTAAAAATTTAAAGATTGGCGATTGGGCGGTAGCGATCTTTGCTACCCTATACATTTTTTCTTGGTAATTTACTAAATCACCATTTTGAAGTTCGCTTGCGTCTGCGGAAAGCAAGTTAACAAACGGGATTGAATCATCAGGATTTCTAGCATACATGCCGTCTTCCTCATCTTCATCCTTTTCCATTTCGTCTTCATTAGCTTCCTCGGCCTCAGCTTTGACTTCAACTTCTTCAGTTTCAGCTTTTTCTTCAGTTGTTTCTTCTGACTTAGCTTCCGTTGTTTCTTCAACAGTTTCAGTTACTTCTTCAGAAACTTCCTCAGATTTAGCCTCTACTTCAAGCTCCGTTACTTCTACTTCAGCTTCATCAGCTTTAGCTTCAATAACTTCTTCTTGTTTAGAGTTACTCATTGCTTCCTCCTCGGTTGGAGACATTGGACGTTCGTTGACAACTTCGCCCTCCTCCATATCTTGAACGGGAATCCCCATCATTGTAATATCGTGTGTATGACCTTCGGCCTCCAACACAACACCAGCAACAATCTTATGAGCATGATTTTTCATGTGAGATGCGTAGGTTGTTACACCATTTCCACTTTCATCCATTTCAACGGTATGATAGTGTCCATCGCTCATATCTGTGATTCCTGCTTTAATTTTACGCATCATCTTGATTTCTTCTTCACTTGCTTCTTTTAATGACTTTTTAAATGTATTAAATTCATCTTCAGAATCAAATGATTTGCGAATAGAAAATAGAGAGTCTTGGTTACAAGGAACAGAAACTACAGAAATTTCAAGAAGTTCTACATCAGTAATTAACATAGAATCATCTTCACGATTGTACTTTCCGTCTTTTACTCTGAATCCAACAGAAAAGCTTTTTAAAGCTCCATCTTTAATGAGAGTTTGAACCCCAAGATTCTTTTCAGCAGCATCGCTTACTAGTCCTTCGACAAAAATTCCTTTTTTATCAACTGTAACTTTTTCAAACTTACCAATAGGACAGTCATGTTTGTGTTGATAAAGCATGACAGGGTTTTTAAGAAAGTTTTTAACTCCCTTAGCCCATGCTTCGGCTGTTACTACATCACCAGCGCGATCTTTAGTAATTGTGTTGGCATAGCCAGCAATTTTAAGACCACGTGTCTTTTTAGAAACGCCTTTTGTCTCGAAAGAACTGTTTAAGTAAAATGTTTTATTCATCAGTTACTTCCTCTATAGAATCTGATTCCTCTTGCGAGGGTCTTCCACCTTGGGTTGCGTCAGTTGCGCTACCTGTGATGTTTTGTGGTACTCTTATAGTATCATTTCCTTCTAATTTTGGAAATCTTAATCCTTCACGAGCTTCATTTGGGGTAATAATTCCTGTATTTACCAGAGTAGAGTAGTAAACTGCCTGAGTTCTATTATCTGGTTGTAAAGCTGGGACCGCAAGACGTTCAGGACGAATTGTTACTCCGCTATTAAAGAAATGTGAAAAAGCACTACAAAACTGATTTAAAAGAGGAATTACTGTGTGTAAGTAGAATAGTTTTTGATTAGCATCGATATTAGCATTATTGCCTGATTTTAAAAGCACATAAGGAACACCAAGTGCTTTTGCCATATCTTGTTGAATACGTTCAATAGAGTTTTCAAAATCTAATTGGTCAAAAGACTTTGTTGAGAATTCATCAATTTTTAAACCACCATCTAAAATAGCTGGGTTACGAGCGCCATCAAAAATAGTTGTATATGTAGAACGCCATGCCTCTAATAAACGTTCTTTAACACGCTTAGAAAGAATATTATCAGTAGTTAAAACAAAACCTGGCAAAGCATTGTTTTTAAAGAATTGCCTTTGAAAATTAATCATATAGTAATAGACTTCAATCAAACGTAAAACAGGTTTAATCTTTGAGGTGCCTCTAAAGATAGAATTTTCATTCTCATTCATAACATGAATAATTTCATGAGGTTCAAACTGAATTGCTTCAGCCTTACGAGATTGTTTTGAATAACCAAAAAAGTCTGATGATTGCTGGTTTGAAACTAGATAGTTGTAGTGAGATACGAAAGTTTTTGCATCAGGAACTACCTCAACATCATTAGCTGGAAGTAGGTATAGTCCTTCACCATCATAGTAGAAAAAAGCATTTCCATCTAAATGAAAATCTAGAAACGCCCTTCTAAATAGTCTAGCACGGTCTTCAAACGGGTTTGGGCGAATATTAAGAAGTTTATTGATCTTTTTAGCTGGACCTGTTCCTTCAACAATTAAAGGAATTTCACACATAGCATTAATTACCATCTCAATTGAGCGATGAATAACCTCAATCTCACGATAGGCTTGCTCAAAATCAACAATAGTTTCAGGAGATGCATAAGGCTCAAGAGAAGCAATAGAAGGTTGAGCGGGATTTAATTTCTCAGCGACCCATTGTCTCCAAGCTGGAACTTCTTTAACTGCCATGTTTATCCTTTTGTATGTCTAACCAATTTTTAATCTTTGGTGCCAGATGATTAGAGTATCTTTGTCCATAAATTGTATGAAGTCTTTGGTGATGAGACTTGCACAAAGTAAATAGGTTGTGATGGTCCAAACTTTCTTTACAGTCTATAGCAAATTTTTCACGAAGGGAAGTAATTTTTTCAACACTATCGATTTCTGTCACTTTATTTTTAGTACACCAGTCATTAAAAAGTTGACTTACAGAAAACAAATGATGTAACTCAAGTTTTTCTTTTGAGCCACAAATATAACACTCATCACGTAATTTGTAATCTTTTTTAATATAATCTCTTATATATTTAATTGGAAATCTTTTTAATTCAGACATTCTTGAAGTACCTCCCAACGCTTAGTAAAGTGAGAGGGGTCTTTATTTAATCCTACGTCTCCTTCTGGGAGAGAAATCACATCAGCTTTAATAGTTCGTCTCCAAGCACCTAAATGTTTTTTCATTAAGTAACTTACTATAATGTCGTCGCCACGTTCTGGATATCCCCAAATGTCTAACTCATCTTTAATCACATCCAAAGACTCTTGTCTAACAAGAATACCAGAACCAACTAAAAAATCACATTCATAATTTTCGCACCAGTGATCTTTTAAACCTAAGTAAGAAGAAGCTGTTTTAACTCCGCTTTTACCATAAATCCCTACTATATGCTGTCTTGCTCTTCTCATGCGAGCTATGCTTTTAGGACTTACAATTAGATCATCATCTAATACAAACTTAAATGGTTCAGGAAATTCATAACATCTTTTCCACCGCTCCATACACATTCTATTTTCTTTATTATTTATGATATCAATAGGTAAATTTGTTTCAAAGGATGTGTCAGGATTGTTATTAATAACTGTAATAGGAAAAATCCCATGATAAGCTTTAATAATTTTATTTACATTTTCGGGTCTTTTATAGTTCAGAACTATAACTCTAATTTGATCAAGCATAGATAGAAATATTACTCATTTTTTGATGTGTATAAATCGCATACCTAATAGCATCACAAGGGTGAGAAGCCCAATCATGAATAGGTTTAGGTGTTTCTGTATTCGGATTCCATTTATAGGAGCTCATAGCAGAGAAAGTATGCCTGCCACCTTCAGTATCAAAATAAAGTCGATCTTGTTCAATTAATACTTGTAATGAATTGATACCGTCATTAACAGATTTAATAGCATTTTCACAATAAATATCATAATCATAAGCAAAATCAGCTTTAACCTGTTGAGCTGCTGAATCGATATAAATCTGATCTATATTCCACTCATCAATCTTTTCTTGGATAGCTGATGCTAGTTCAGATGTAGTAGATTCTTTAGATACAAACTCGTCTATCACAAAATAATTTGAACCATCAGTACCAACAACTACAAAAACGTTTTCATCACGGTAACCTACATCAAGTCCTGCTATAACTTCAGAAAAGCGTTCGCCTATAAAGTCACCAATAT